TCAACGCGCTGACCGGGACGCACGGAGCCACGGCGATCGAGCACTCGACGAACACGTCCCTCGGATTCATCGACTCGACCGCAGAGACGGCCATAGCGCTCGAGCTGACCCCAGGGGCAGGAGCCGGAACGATCAACGACGCCTGGCCGTGGAGCGATTCGGCAGGTGGCCCCGGTGGTAGCCTCGCAGCGATCGAGGACTACAATCCCGACTGGTACTGCCTGCTGATCCCCGAGCGGGACAAGGATACGATCGTCGCCTTCGCCGGCGACATCGAGGCACGCGAGAAGATCTTTCTCGCCCAGAGCTCCGACGCCGCGGTCGTCGCCTCGCCGTATACGCCGGCATCGCCGACCCCTGACGTTGCCAGCCGACTGAAGGATCTGAGCTACTTCCGCACGTCGGTCTGGTTCCACGACGTCGACGCCGAACACAAGGCCGCTGCGATGGCAGGTCGAGCGCTCCCCGAGATACCGTCGTCGATCACGTGGAAGTGGAAGCAGCTGATAGGCGTGGCTCCGACCGTGCTCACGTCGAACCAGCGAGCCAACCTCCTCAGCAAGAGCGCGAATTCCTCGGAGTCCCGCGGTGGTCGCCACTACTCCTTCGAGGGTACGGTCGCGTCGGGTGAGTTCCTGGACATCATCCGAGGGCGAGACAAGCTCAAGAGCAGGATCCAAGAGCGCGTCTTCGAGGCTCAGCTGGCTTCGCCGAAGATCCCATTCACCGATGGTGGCATCGGCCAGATCGAGGGAGCCTCGAGGGCCGCCGTCGAGGAGAGTACGACGGAAGGATTCATCGCGACCGATCCCCCGGTCGAGTGGACCGTCCCGAAGGCTGCCGACATCCCGAGCGGAGACAAGGCGAAGCGCGAGCTCCTCGGGACCAACGCGATCAAGTTCAACGCGAAGGTTCAGGGCGCGATCCACCTCGCCGAGATCAGGGGCACCGTCTCGGCGTAGCGTCGAGCCGACCTGAGGACAGGAGCAAGAGGAGACTCGAACATGACGACGACCTACGATCCGGCGAAAGTCGACATGATCCTAAACGGGGTCAGGTTGACCGGCTTCGCCTCAGGAACCTTCATCTCGATCGAATACAACGCCGACTCGTGGTCGACTCAGGTCGGAGCTGACGGGGAGGCTGTGCGTTCGAAGTCGAACGATCAGAGCGCTCAGGTGACCGTCACGGTGCTGCCCGGTAGCCCGGCGAACGCGATCCTCGGAGGCCTGAAGGCCCTCGACGATGCCGACAACCGAGGAGCCGCTGCCTGCATGATCAAGGACCCGCACTCGAACACGGTGCACCTGTCCGAAGGCATGTACGTCAAGAAGGAGCCGAACACGGTCTACGCCGTCGAAGGCCAGGCCAAGGAGTGGACCCTCGAGACTGGCCGACTGAAGGCAGCGCACGGGGCCTCGACCGAAGCGATCTAGGCTCGCCTCCCCTCGCGGTGGGTCAGCGCGGGGGGAACTCACCACTGACCCGATAGGAAGGTGACACGATGCCGATGCGACTTCACGAGATCCAGATCGGAGCTGATCAGTGGAGCGTCAACTCGCTCCCTGCTACCTCTGGCCTGGTCACGTCGGGCAAGCTTGCTTCGCTCGTCGGGCCATCGCTCTCGGCGATGGGAGACGCCTCGACGGGAGAGGGACTCGACATCACGGACAGCCTCGCGGCGAAAGCCGTCGGCGCCCTCTTGGGGCAGATGTCCGATCCGAAGGCTGTGCAGGTGATCAAGGAGCTCCTTCCGGACATCCGGAAAAACGGGAAGCCGATCACCTTCGATCTCGAATTCGCCGAGGACTACGGCGCCCTGATGCGACTCGTCGGTTGGGCGATCAAGTTCAACTTCGCGAGTTTTCTCGACGCTCATCCCGCGCTCCGATCTATCGTCCAGTGGACCGAGCAAAGGATGAGCGACTCAGAGCTCTCGCACCTAACCTCGACTGGCGCATCTGGCGAGTCGTCCTCGCGGGCAAAGCCAGCCTGAAGGAGTTGCAGACCTACTACGACGTCGACGACCTGGCAGACTTCCACGAGGCACTAGACCTCGAGCTCGAGATGGCTCCGAAGCCGCCGAAGCCGGGGAGGTAGGAGGGCCCACCGATGACCATCGTCAGAGAACTGATTACGGTCCTCGGCTACGACGTCGACAAATCAGGCGTGAAGGGTGCGGCGGATGCCTTCGCCAGCCTGAAGGCGAAGGCGATCGCCGTGAAAGCCGCGTGGGACCTCGCCGTCGGAACGCTCCGGACCGTAGTCGTCGAGACTGCGGACGCTGGCGACGCCGCGGCGAAGGCGGGAAAGCGGCTCGGGATCTCGGCTGAGGAGGTCCAAGAGCTAGGCTTCGCTGCCGAGCGCTCTGGCGTTCCGATTCAGGCATTGCAGAACGGGATCCGCTCCCTGCAGCGCAGGGCAGCGGAGGCCGGCGAGGGGAACAAGGCTTTTGCTGAGGGCTTCAAACGCCTGGGGATCTCGGCGAAGCAGGCCGCGCTGACTCCGACGGTCGACCTGCTCGAGCAAGTGGCGACGGCACTGCAAGGCGTGCAGGACGAAGGCGAGCGGACTGCGATCGCGATGAGGGTCGCCGGCGACGGTGGCGCTCAGCTCCTCCCCCTCTTCCTCGAGGGCGCGAAGGGGATCCAAGCGCTCAGGTCGGAGGCTCGGGATCTGGGCTTCGTGATGGACAACGAAGCCGCGGCAGCGTCCGAGGTGATGGCAGATTCCTTCCTGAACCTCGAGCGGGCGACGGAAGGCGTGATCAGACGGGTCGGCGTTCAGCTCTTCCCGATCTTCCGACGAATCACGGACTCGACGACGCGATGGCTCGTCGAGAACCGTCGCTTGATCGACCAAGGGATCAAGGTCCTCGTCGGCATCCTCGAGCGCTCCCTCGATCTGCTCTCCGAGTTCTACCGGCTGATCGTCGAGAACCGTCGAGCCGTTGCGCTCTTCGCCGCGGTCCTTGCGTCGGCTGCCCTGCCTGGCCTATTCGCTTTGACGAAGGCCTTCCTTGCGCTCTTCATCGCCCAGCTGAAGGCCGTCGCGATCCCGGCGCTCATGACAGCCGGATTCATTGCGTTGGCTGCCGTGATCGCTCTCGTGATCGAGGACGTGTATGCCTTCGTCACAGGCTCCGAGAGCCTGATCGGGAACCTGATCAAGGTCTTCGTCGAGGCTCCGATCGACCCCAACGAGCATTGGATCCTGACGGTCCTGCGGGACATCATCGCGGGGGTTCAGTGGGCGGTCGAGTCGGTCGACGATTTTTTCAAGATCTGGACGGCTCAGGCAGTCAAGACCGGGTCGGTCTGGGGCGGGGTTGTCGAAACTCTGTCGATGGCCTGGGAAGGCCTGGTCAAGGTGATCGAGGACGCGATCGACGCCGTGAACATCTTCGGGGACGACGACGAGGAGAACCGGAAGAACCGAGACCAGCCTCAGAGGACCGGCAGGATCCCTCGACGCATCCTCGATCGGAGCCGGCAGATCGAGGCAGGCCAGGCCCCGGGCAGCCCTCAAGAGCTCGTCGATCGCCGACTTGCTCTTCTGGGGCCCCAGTCCCCCGGCCAGGCTCCGGTTCCCTCGGTTCCGGTGATTCAGCCGACGCAGACCGGGGGCGCAAGCCAGACGGTCGTGCAGGGCTCCCAGGCGCAGATCTCGATCAGCCTGCCCCCTGGGACCGACCCGAGCGAAGTCGGCGAGAGCGCCTCGCGAGCGTTGCGAGACGTCCTCGAGGAGGACCGGCGAGAGGCTGCCCGAGCTCTCGGCGCTTCTGGTAGGGTTGTGAGGTGACCTGCGAGGTTCAGGGATGCGACGCCGAGGTCGTTCTGCAGTGCAAGTGTATCCGTGGGCACAAGCGCTGCTCTAAGGGGCACGAGTGGCACACATGCCTCGAGTGTGGCTCGATCGTGTTCGAGCCTGCCGACCACAGCAAGCCTCCCCCGAAATGCACGTGCGAAGATAGGACGGAAGGACCGTGAGCGCCGAGCTCGCCACTCTCCTCGGGGTCAAGGGCCCCGAGATCGGTCCGATCCAGATCGACGCTGCGATTACCGAGACGCACTCCCTCTCGGCTCAGGTCGTCCAGCATCCGATCGAGGACGGTGCCGAAATCGCCGATCACATCTCGCTTAATTCGAGGACGTATCAGCTCGAGGGCGTGGTCGCTCGAGCGCCAAACTCGGTCGCCGGCGCCCTGACTCAGGGCCTCTTCTCGAGGAAGGATCAGGAAGCCTACCTCGACCTCGAAACCCTCTTCGAGAACCGGGAACCGTTCGTCGTTGTGACGGGCCTCCGGGTCTATCCGAGTATGGTGTTCTCGAGGTTCACGGTTCGGCGCAACAAGGACACCGGGCAGGTTCTCTCGTTCTCGGCGGAGATGGTCGAGATCAGGGTCGTCAAGAGTGAGACCGTCGCCGCGGCTCCGATCCCGAGCGCCAACGCGAAGGGGGCCCCGAAGACCGACCAGGGCCCGAAGCCGGTCACGCCTGCCCCTGAGGCAGCGGCAGCGAGCTCGGGGAGCACGCTCTCGAAGATCGGCACGGTCGACTGGCTCGAGGCGTTCAAGGCATGGGTGGGAGGTCTCGCGGGATGAGCGTCTTCGCTGTCCAGACCTCGACGAGGCTCCCCCGGTACGTCCAGCGGGTCACGCTCGACGGCGGGGTTTACTCGCTAGACTTCCACTGGAACACTCGCCTGGGGGCATGGTTCGTCGATGTTCTCGACGCCGACGGCGAGGTCCTCGTCGCCGGTCGCCGATGCGTCGTCGACAACATCCTGCTCGGACAGTTTGAGCACCTAGAGATCCCGCCGGGGATCCTGACCGTCTTCGACACTTCCAGACGTCTCGCTCCCCCGGTCCTCGACGACTTCGGGACCCGGGTCCTGATGCTCTACTTCGACAAGGAGTCGGCCGACAGCGTGATCCGTGGGGTGAGCTGATGGGGGAGCTCTTCTCTCGTCGGGCAGCGGTGACCGTCGGGACGCTCCGGGTCACCGGCCTTCGGATCGCGTTCCGGGTGACGAAGTCGGCCGAGTCGGAGGCGAACCAGTGCGAGGCGACGATCTGGGGCCTATCTGAGGCCTCGAGGGGGAGGATTCAGGACGAGCTCCCGACGTCTCTGATCATCGAAGCAGGCTATGAGGACAGCACGTCGACGCTCTTCTACGGCGAGGCTGTCCGACCTCGGAGCGTGAAGACTCCGACGGGTTGGGTTACGAAGATCGCCGGCTCAGACGGACACACCCCGCAACGTGAGATCGTGAATCTAAGCATGCCCCCCGACACGTCGGTAGGAGACGCGATCGCAACGATCGCCCGAAAGATGAAGGTCGGCGCCTCGACAGCCCTTCGGCGTGCTCTCGCCGGCGACTTCGACGGAGGCCTCTCAGCCTTCGCGAATGGGCTCACGTTCAGCGGGTCGGCCAAGGAGGAGATGGACAAGTTGACCTCGAGCCTCGGCGTCGAGTGGAGCATCCAAGACGGTGAGCTCTTGATCCTGAACGAGGGAGACACGGCAGGGGAGGCTGTTCTGCTCTCCCCTGACACCGGCCTGATCGGGTCGCCCGAGACGGCTCAGGACGCGAAGAACAAGTCGCTCACGCTCGTCAGGTGCCGGTCCCTCCTTCAGGGCATCATCAACCCTGGTCGTCGGCTCGAGCTAGAGTCGGAGGCGATCTCGGGGAGCTATCAGGTCAGAAAGGTGATGCATCAGGGCGACACGCACGGCCCCGGTTGGTACTCCGACCTCGAGTCGAGGGAGCTATGAGCGACACCAGGACAGCGGCAGAGGTCTCGCCGAGCTGGGCCGAGCTGATCGCTAGAGCTATCGAGGACCGCCTTGCGTCGGTTCACACTGGGCTCCCTGGCTACGTCGAGAGCTACGACGCCGAGTCGCAATCGGCATCGATTCAGCCTTCGCTCGAGCGAGCCTTCCAGCTCCCAGACGACTCGATCGAGGTCCAAGCCGCTCCGATCCTGTACCGGATCCCGGTCGTGTTCCAGGGGGGCAACGGCTGGCGGTTCAGGTTCCGACTGAAGGCCGGCGACGAAGTCTTCCTCGCCTTTGCCGAGCGGTCCCTCGACCGATGGAAGGACTCGGAGCAGGGCTCGACTGTCGACCCGGTCGAGAGCCGGAAGCACGACCTGAGCGACGCGATCGCGATCCCGAATCTGAGGCGAAGGGGCTCGGCTCTTCCGGACCCCGGCGACGACTTCGTGATCGATCACGAGGACGGCGATGCTCGACTCGTCCTGAAGCCAGACGGCACGATCGAGCTCGGCGTCGGCGCATCGGCGTCGGTCCCCCTCGGCGAGGCGCTGTCGACGTGGCTCACGACTCAGCTCACAGTCTCGACCGCGTTTGGCCCGAGCGGTCCCTCGACCGTGCCTCTGACTTCGGAGCAACTCTCGAGCAAGGTCAAGGTGACGCCGTGACCCTGGCTCTAGCCACCCTCGAGGATGCGATCCGGTCGATCATCGATCGCGACTTCGACGACTTCGACGGCTTCCCTGGGTCCGACGAGGAGGTCGGCGAGCGCTGGACCGAGGCGATCCGAGTCTACTTCGCCGAGATGGTCTCGCCCCCGTTCCTCCCCGAGCATCACGAGACGGCAGCGGCGGAGATGAGGACCGCCATGGTCGGCGCAGGCGTCCCTCCTGTCGGCGATGCTCCTGCCCCAGGGCCGACCATTGTCCCGACAGCGATCACGCTCTACGCATCGACGTTGGCCCCTCTCGCCAGCCTCGTCGGGTTCGCTGCGACCCCTCCCCCTCTTCCGGCTCCGTTCGTTCCTGCCGGTGGGCCCTCCCATGCCGTGGCGACAGCCCTCGCGACAGCCCTCGACGCATGGGCCCGGACAGGCCTGCAGGCCCCTCTTCCCGCTTCGCCCTCGTCGCCTTGGGCGTGATAGGCTGGACGCGTGACTCTGGGCCCAGACCTTCAGCTCGACCCCGAGACGCACGACCTCCTCTTCGGACCTGACGGCGATCTCGTGATGGCGACAAACGTCGGCCAGCACATCAAGATCCGGCTCTTGTTCTTCGAGGGTGAGTGGTTCCTCGATGCAGGACTCGGCACGCCCTACTTCCGAGACATCCTGAAGAAGGCGCCGAACCTGAGCCACGTGACGGCCGTTTTCCGGCAGAGGATCATCGAGACGCCGGGGGTCATCGAGCTGACCGAGCTCGAGCTTGACTATGACAACCCGACCCGGAAGCTCTCGGTCCGGTTCAAGGCCGAGACGACGACCGGTTCAGCAAACGACGTCGTCGAGATTCAGGTATAGCCATGACAGAATTCGGCCTAACGCTTGCGGGTTTCGTCCCGATGAGCCTTCAGGACGTGAAGGCAGACCTCGAGGGCGCCATGCGAGGCGCGTTCGGTCAGAACGTGAAGGTCGCAGGCGAGAGCGTGAACGGGCAGTTCATCGGCATCATGTCTGAACGCCTCGCCGACCTCTGGGAGCTCGCAGAGAAGGTCACTGCCTCGGCCTACCTCTTCGGCTCTGCCGGCGCTGCCCTCGACGACGTCGTCGCTCTAGCTGGCAAACAGAGGAACCAGGCCACGCCCTCGCAGGTCGTGCTCGAGCTCGCCGGCGACCCGTTCACAGTGATCCCGGCTGGCCAAGTCGTGCGAGACCCGGTGCAAAAGATCCGTTGGGTCACGACAGAGGCCGGCGACCTCGGGGCAGGTGGCTCTGATCTGGTGGCAGCCGAGAGCGAGGAGGACGGGGCGATCCAAGGACTCGCCGGCACGCTGACCGAGATCGTCACCTCGGTGACCGGCTGGGCGACCGTGACGAACCCGGAGGACGCCGACGAGGGGCGAGCCGTCGATTCCGACTCGAAGCTCCGAGCCGACACGCAACTATCCTTCAGGGCCGGGGGAGGCTCTGCCACGGAAGCGGTTCGGGCGTTCGTTCTGAGGGTCCGGAACGTGACCGAGTGCCTCGTCGTTGCGAACCGAGGGCTCGAGCCTGACGCAGACGGGAGACCCGGGAAGAGCTTCGAGACCATCGTCAGGGGCGGAGACGGCCAGGAGATCGCCGACGCGATCTGGTTCTCTCAGCCGGGTGGGATCGAGTCCCACGGGTCGACCACGTCGGCCGTCACGGATAGTCGCGGCGACTCTCAAACGGTCAAGTGGAGCCGACCGGAAGAGGTCGAGATCTGGCTCCGCGTTCAGTACCGCCCCAAGGTCGACAACAAGGGCGATCCTATCGTCGACCCGGACGACCTCGAGGCCTCGATGCTCGAGGAGGTCCTCGACTTCGCCGGCACCTACCAGATCGGCGATCCCGTCGTACCTTGGAACGTCGAGCAGAGAATCGAGACCGAGGGCATGGATCGAGTGACGGTCCTCGCCGGTAGGACCTCGGTCCCAGACTCCCTCGACCCGATCGTCCTCGCTCGAGGGGAGCTCGCCGAGGTAGACTCTGGCCGGGTTCAGTTTCAGCAGCTGACCTAGGAGATCAGACGCATGGCCCGATTTATTCGCTCCGCAAGCCTCGCCAACCTGAACGCGGTCCTTGAATTCTTCTTTCAGGGGCTACGCGACGAAGGGTGGAGCGAGATCGTTCTGAACGCCTCGACGACGCAACCGGGGTCGGCTCAGCTCGGGAAAGAGTCGATCTTCGAGGCTCCTGGGGAGGCAGCCGGAAGCGGGAACGCTCGCGGGCATTTCATCGGGTTTGCTCGCGAAAATTCGCTCGACATCGCAGCTCGCAACGTCGGCTTCCTGCTCTACGCGGGCATGGGGAAGAGCGCCGTCTTCGACATCTCGAGCGCCTCAGGGAGTGGGACCGCTCTCGACATCACGACGACGGCGACCCACCCGTTCCAGGACACGGCCGTCGACGGTGGCGACATGGTGATCTGGAACGGGATCAGCAATGCCGCCCTGAACCAAGGAGTCGGAGGCACGCCCTCGGCACCATCGAGAGTCCAAGCCGTCGGGGGAGCGACGCAATTCGACGCCGTGATGGGGACGTCTGTCGGAGTCGGCCCAGTGACGGGCACCGGCGGCAAGTGCCTTGCGCTCTATAACTGGGTCGGATCAAGGCACAACGACACCGACAACCACGAGTCTTGCGTCGCCCTGTCGACGGATGAGCCGATGGACGCCTTTGCCTTCGTAGACAAGCAAGGGATCATGGGCTGGATTCAGAAGGGGGGCCTTTACTACGGCTTCGCAGTTGGGGCGACGGGGAGAGGCCATGTCCAAGCCCAGGGGAGCACGATCGCGAAGCTGAGCGCCGAGGCCGTGGGGCTCGGGGCTGGGACCGCGGTAACCCTGAGCCTCGACCGTGCTCCTGCCGCTGTCTTCGCCGAGGACCTGCCGACGAATTCGTACATGCGTGTCTGCCTGTACCCACCCGACAGCGCCGGCGCTCAGATGTCGGGCGTCGTCGATCGGTCGCAGAACGGCAGCCCCTATCCGAAGGTCGTCGCGGTCGGGCCCGGCAATCAGATCCAAGTCGAGGAGCTGCCCGCGTTCACCTATCCTATCGGCACGGTCGTCGGTGACGACTGCGCCGATCTCGTCTGCATGGGCTACGGCCGAACAGGCAACGGAAATACGAACCTAGGGGCCCGCGACTGGTACTCCACCGAGATGCCTGACGAGGCAGCAGAGTCGCAGGCGTGGCCGATCAGCCCGGTCAATACACTCTGGGACTTCGAGGGCCTGCTCGGAGCGCTCGCCGTGACCAACCTCGACCCGACGCGAGCCAACCGGTTCCACGAGGTGCCTCACCGGCTCGAGCGGGCCGGCGACGGCTGGCGCTATCCAGTGATCGGGATGTTGGGCTGGCCTGTCGGCTCGACGAACGATCTCGACTTCATGCGGACTGGAGATCCTGCGAACGCTCCCGACGTCGACTTCCTGATGCTCGTGAACATCCTCGCGGATATCGCTGGTACGGCTGTCGGGCTGGGGCCGAAGGCTACGACCTAGGAGACCGCATGCCTCGCCAACGATACGACATCGACAAGGAGCTCCCTCCGTTCGCCCAGCACAACCGGGTGATCTCGGAGCGCTTGCGGATCGCCGCGGTGGGCTACTGGGCGATCCGTGAGAAGCACGGGCACGGGTCGCGCCAAGAGCAAGACGCCCTCGACGACCTGATGCGGGTCACGAGACAAGCCTTCCTGCTCGAGCATCCTCAGGAGGTCGACGAGGCAGGCGACCTCGTCGGCTCGCGCAAGATCTCGCACGACGGGCCCACCGATACGTGGTCGGTCGACTCGAGGTTCCCGGGGGGAACGGCAGCCAGGAACCTGATCAAGATGCGCCGGCGTATGGCCGTCGAGCGTGCTCTTCTCGGAGGCTAGACAGTGACGAAACAGCATTTCAACTCGGCCCTGCAGGCCTATCTGACGGGCGGCTCTCTCGACTGGGTCTCGACGCCGAACATCGTGGTCTCACTGGTCCGCAGTTACTCGTTCAACGCTGCCCATGCGACGGTCGCCGACGTGACCGGGGCCGGGGGCGTGATCCATGCGACTCAGGCTCTCACCGGTCGGACAGCTCCGCTCGGGAACGGCGTCTTCGATGCCGACGACGTCACGTTCCCGGCCGTGGTCTCGAACCCGAGCGCCCACGGCCTGCTTTGTCACGAGGATAACGCGGTTCCGGCGACAGACCGGGTGCTCTTCTGGATCGATGAGGGCGTGAATATCCCGGTTGTCCCGGATGGCAACGACGAAAACATCGTCTGGGATTCAGGCTCTATCCTGATGGGCAAGATCTAGCCGGGGGCGAATGTGGCGACAGTCCTCGGAGTCGTGTCGGATGCACAGCTGACCGGCTTCAGGGTCAGCTCGGCAGGGGCTAGCGGTGCAACGGTGCATCAGGGCACCGTCACGACCTCGGCAGAGGTCGGTCAATTCTTCGATCACGGCGACCTCGACGTCTCTGTCTTTCAGGGCGTGCGGCAAGCGGGGGTCTATGACGGGTCGGGCGTGCGGAAGCCGTTCGAGATAGGCTCCTAGCGTGGCGCACGTCCAAGGAACGCCAGCGCCTCAGGGGCTCATCGGATACCGGGTCAGCTCGGCCGGCGCCGTCGGCTCGACGTATCACCAGGGCGTCACGGTCAACCACCTCGTTCCGCTGCCTCCCCTCTACCCTCCCCCGATCCTGTCGAGCGCCGTCTTCGGGACGACGGCAGCGCTCAAGTCGGGACAGCGCACCCTATATCCCGCGGCGATCCCGTCCTCTGAGGTCTCCGGGACGACTCAGGCCCTCGGTCCTGGCGACAAGCCGGCAGCGATTCCGGATCCGATTCCAACCGAGGAGGCCTTCGGGCCCGTCGAGGTCGTGTCGGGTCACATCGTCGAGCCTGATCCGGTCCCGTCGTCCGAGGCCTTCGGGAATCATCGAGCCGTCGGGCCTCCGAACACTCGCTACCCGTCGGCGATCCTGTCCTCGGAGGCCTTCGGGACCCATGCGATCGTTAGCGGTCAGGATGTCCACCCTGATCCGGTCCCGTCGTCCGAGGCCTTCGGTCCGGTCGAGGTCGTCCAAGGGGCCCCAGACCGAACGATCCGGCCGGCGCCGATCCCATCGTCCGAGGCCTTCGGCATTCCGTCGAGGGCGCTCGAGCATCCCGAGGGCGTGCCCGAGATCGCGTCACACTGTGACCTCGCGGTCGACCGTCTCGCCACCGAGTGGCGAGGGCTGCCGAAGATCGAGGATTGGCTGTGCGTGTTCGCCGACGCGTGCCAGCGGCTCGAGGTCGCCCTGTCGACGGTCCTTCAGTACCGAAGCCTCGACACGGCTCGGGGCGTCCAGCAAGACCGGATCGGCGAGCTCGTCGGCGAAGCTCGCGAAGGGCGAGGAGATCCTGACTATCGCCGATTCTTGAAAGCAGGGGCTCTCGTCGTCGCATCGCACGGGCGACCCGAGGAGCTCCTCGAGATCCTCGTCACCCTCGACAACGGCTTCGACGTGTCTGCGGTCCACCTGCTCCCGAGGTATCCGGCTGGGCTGATCATGACCTGCAAGGTGCCCCCCGGCGCCTACAGGCTCGGCGAGAGCTTCGCGAGGGTGCTTCGGCGAGCGGTTCCGTCGGCTGTCCGGCTCGTTCTGCACTTCGAGGAGGTCGGTCCGCCCCTCTTCGCATGGGAAGAGCAGGTCGCAGAAGGTGACCCGGCTCCTGCTCCTGGTACCGAGTGGGAAGAGGACGACGCACTCGGCGTCGGCGGGATCTGGGCCGAGGCGATCTAGGAGGCACCGTGTCGCAAGAGCAACCAACCAAACTCCCCCGATGGGGCACGAATCCGCCCGGTGGCACAACGACGATCACCGAGCCGAACGAGACCGAGAAGGATCACGCTTTCCAGCCTGGACACGCTCGGCGCTCGTACATGAATTGGCTCCTGAACCTCGCTTTTCAGTGGTTCGGGTGGCTCTCGGGTCGTCTTCCTCGCGTCTCCGATACGCATCCGGATCACGCCCTTCCGCTCGGCTCGCCCCCGTCGATGGGAGCGATCGGCGTCGTAGGGGCAGGAGATTTCTCTGCGGTCGTGTACCAGGGAGGACACCGATCAGGCACCGAGATCGACGGCGATCCGGTTCCGTCGCCTGAGCATACCTACCTCGCCCTGACCGACGTCTACTGGGACCTCTCGAGCGCTGGTGTCTGGACACCTTCGACCGTGTCTTCCAACGACCCGGCTCCTGCGTTGGCTCCCGACTCGATCCGAGTCTACGAGGTGAAAAGCGACGCGACCGATCGATCGAAGATCGTCGACTTCAGGTCGGAGAGGATCCGGACGAAGGACAACCTCGACATCGATGGATTGACGCTCGGGTCGAATCGGTTGACGGGGGCAGAGGCTCTCGTGCGTCGTCTCGGGATCGAGATCTCCCAGGCGTCGACGATGACGTGCCTCTTCGAGTCGTTCACCAGCGACTTCGGAGTCCGGCTCTACGTGTCGTTCGGAGGTCGAGCGATCAGCATCGTGTGGGGGGCGAGGCTGACCGACGGCTCGGACCCGGGAACGTGGACGGTGGATCGTGGGTATGAGCGGGTCGTCAGGATCGACATTGGCAAGCGCACATCAGGAGTAACTGGAAGCAACGACGGAGGCATACGACAGCGCTCGATCGAAGGGTTCTCTGCCTTGGGTGGCGAGACGTTCACCGAGACGGACTGGGACAAGGAGGGCACGGTCGGGAGCTTCACTCATTCCCATGCGACCGAGATCCGAAGCCCTCTCAAGCTCGGCGTCGACTCGAATCGGAACACGTCGGGAACCGGACAGTTCAACGTCGACGCGCTCCTGAAGTTCGTCGCCGGCGCCCCAACTCTGAAGCGACTGCTCGTCTTCGAGTCTCCCGACAGCGCGTTCGGCCCGATTCGGCTCTACGTCGGCGAGGAATTGTCAACGATCCCAGGCTCGACAGCCCAGCTGACGATCAACGCGCGGTGGAACAACGACGCCGAGCTCTGGGAGCGCGACTCTGCAAACGTGGCCTACCAGCTGAGCCTCAGCATGGCTCTTCCCGGCTTCTGGTTCTGGTCGCACGCTGCCTCAGAACCTCCGACGTGGATCGACGGTTTGGGGACCGGGTTGTGGAACGTCGAGGGGACGGCGACGACCGCTGGAGTCTCGATCCTGAACAAGCTCTTTCCCGACGAAGTTTGGGTCGGCGATGTCCTCCGGCTCGTCGCGGCTGCGACGGCTCAGATCGAGGGCGTGATGACCTTCGAGGCTGCCCCGGTCCTAGCCGACACCCATGTCGAGTTTTCGCCACCGAGCAACCCGGCACACACGGCAGCGATCTCGAATCAGTTGCATGCCAAGAACACGCAGAAGGCATGGGGCGTGATCGAGGGTGGACAGACGGCCGGGAACGGAATGGTCGACGGGTTCAACGCGACGGTTGACTATGTTTCCTACACGGACAGAGCTCGGGTGACGCTTCAGGCGCCAATGGCGAGCGCCAACTATGGGGTCGAATTCTCGATCGGAAACTTCGACATCTCGTGGCCTGTCGCCGGAGTCTCGAGCGGGTACCGAATCATCGACGCGTCGACCTTCGATCTGTACATCCGGATCAATGGGGTCGCCCTTCTGCAAGACTGGAACTTTGGGGCAGGCGTTCGGGGCACCTTCAGCGTCTACGGCGAGCAGGCCTGACCGATCCAATCGACGTCGAGCTCTGAGGGCGCTACGCTGAAGGCGTGGCCGACGCTGGGCTCCCTGCCGGATCGCAACCACTCTTGCCGCATCAGGATCCGGATGCATCGCAACCGCGGATCCATGTCCTACAGGTGCCTGAGCGGAAGGGCTCGGACCCTCGCGGTCGAGCCCTGCAACTCCCCGTCTTTCTGAGCGTCCTCGCCGGCACGATAGGCCTCCTCGGCTTCCTCGGCACCTACGTCTACTCGACGAAGTCAGAGACGGCCGAGGTCCGACGAGAGGGGCAGACAGTGAGCGCCGACGTGCTCGTCGTGAAGGAGCAGATCGCGCACGTGAAGGAGTCCGTGGGGGAGCTGAAGACCGAGCAGAAGGAGCTCGACGCGAAACTCGATGTCGTCGACGAGAACCTGAGGAGGCTCCTCAGGAGCCGGAGGATCTCCCCGGAACCTCGCCCTACGGAGTAGGCAGAAGGACCGAGTGCGCCCCGTCGGGCCCGAGGTAGGTCACCTGACAGACCAGGGAGCCTTGGCCTCGCCATCCAAGCCACGCCCAGGCTCGCACGGGGCCATACGCCACGGGAACGAGAGCAACCCTCATCTGATGCCCGGCTCGGAGCCTGAACGTCGCTGTCAGGTCTCGAGCGTGGTCGACCCAGTCTTCGACGCCCTGGTACTCGAGCACGCCCGGATGACTGTGCTCGGTCAGGAGAGTCTGGTCGGTCGTCCAGACCTTCAGCTCGAGCTCGAGCTCGAGCTTTCTGCCGACGTTGACGCAGACGAGCTCAGATATGGCCTGCTCGTCGCCGTAGAGATGGGGCACCCATACCTGCCCCGACTTAGCCTTTGAGGCCTGAGCCTGTACCAGCGGAGGCGAGAGGGGCGACAGGATGAGAGCCAAGACGGCAGCAAGGCAGAGAAGGGGTAGCAGAGGGCTTCTGGTTTCCATGCTAGATACTCCTGAGGCTGACCGAGAGGTCGTCGTCGAGCGGGACGACGAGCCTCCCGAAGTCGCGGCAGAGCTCGACGAGCCGGTCCATACCGGCCGAGGCGAGCTTCGGGTCCTTGGGTGGCAGCCAGGCCATGGCGTTCCCGTGCGGTGGTTGGCTGTCGTCGTCCGGCGAGCCACCGGGTCGCCAGAATCGCAAGCGCTTATAAGGGAAGAGGATAGGGTGCGCCCAGAGCGGACGGAACCACGCCCGGTCGGTCGTGTTGTTCAGGAGGCAGAAGGCCTGCTCGACCCGCTCGGCGCGATGCTCGACGATGAGCTCGCCCGACCAGATCTCGACGTTCAGGCGACCGAGTCGCGGGTTCCAGCCGGACCCCTTGCACTTGTCGCAGCGCTTCAGGGGTCGGCGTCGGCCCTTCAGGCATCGGCACTCGCCACCCTCCCAGCCATAGGGCGGATTGATCCAGAGTCGGCCAGACCACGGCTGCGAGAGGCCATCCTGTTCGGCCGTGTAGAAGCGGGTCGCTCCGACGACGCGGTTTGCCTCCTCGCTCGAGGCAGGGTCGAGATCAATCCCGCCCATGACCTCGCGAGCAAGCTCGATCGCGTCCTCCGGGGAGTACCACTCGAACGACTCGCTCGAGTGCATCGCTGCCGGCGTCGTCATTCGGTCGCCCCTGGGATAAGCGTCAGGTGCCCAGGCTCCTGGCCTCTCGAGGCCTGCTCGAGGACCCTCGTCGTCTCCGGGAGTTTCTCTCGCATGCTGTCCCAGGCCTTAGAGCTCAGGTAGAGCGACCAGGCCTCCGTTGCCCTCTTCGCCTGCTCTGGTTGGGGCTGACCTTCGATCGCATCGAATACCTTCTGACAGGATTCGAGATCGCCTCGGTGAGTCACGAGGATATCCGTCGAGCCGTCAAACTCGAAGATCCTCAGAACGACGTGTTCCATAACCTCACGGGTTACCGTACTCGGAAACCTCTTGTCAAGATTCGGCCGGGTACGCTATTGAGGAGGGATGCCCAGGCCGCGCAAGCCGCGCTCACAACGCCTCGTGATGATCAACGCCCGAGTCCTGCCGGCCGTTCAACGGGCCCTCGACGAGGAGGCCGAGCGCCAAGGCGTCGAGCGCTCGGCCCTCGTGCGAGATATCCTCGAGGCCCACGTCGGTCTGGCAGAGGAGCTCGAGGTCGACCTCGAGGAGTTTGCCGAAGCCTCTGTGCCCGATAGGGTCCACGAGGCGCTTACCCAGTGGCGCGAGGGCTTGAGCTTCGAAGATCTCCGGGAGCGGTCGGAAGCGTCTCGAGCCCAAGTCGCGGCGAGCCTTCAGTGGCTTCGCGGTGCAGGGCACGAGATCAAGGTCGAGGATGGCAGGATCGCTCTCGCGTCATGAGCGCCGGCGAGCTCCCTCCTCCGCTCGAGCGGGAGATTCAGCACCAGATCCTCGCACGTCTGCACCTGCGACCCGACGTCGACGCCTGGCGTCAGAACACCGGGGCCCAGCTCCACAAGGAGAGGCAGGGTCGCCGGCGACGCTTCATCCGGTACTCGATCAAGGGCTCGGCAGACATCAGCGGGATCGTTCGAGTCGGGCCTCTCGGGGTACGGCTCGAGATCGAGGTCAAACGTCCGGGCAACCGGGCAACGAAGGAACAACGGGCTTTTGGTGCCCGAGTCGAGGCTGCCGGGGGCTGGTGGTTCGTCGCTCGGTCTGATCAGGAAGTCATCGCCGAGCTCGACCGTCGCATCGGTCTGGCAGAAGGAGCAATCGAGGCATGGAAGAACGAACGCCGATCGAGACGGTCATGAGGCAGGCCCGGGCCTGGCTCTTCAGCAAGGACTGGAAAGGGTCGAAGGTCGCGAAACTCGAGGACGACATCGACAAGGCTGTCGCAACGGGCACCTGCGATGAGGCCCTCTGCCGGCGCTTCCTCGACTTCGCGGGCATGCGAAAGTGCCCCCCGCGGGCGCTCATGGTCTCGATCGAGGAGGTCCTGAACCCCGACTTGACCCGGGGCTGAGTTTCCGTTATCGAAAAAGGATGCTCTCAAGACGCGGTCGCATCACGAAACCGTCAGGCAAGAAGATCGGCTTCTGCCTCGAGTGCAAAGTCAAACCGCCATTCCCCGGGATCGATTGGCTCATGCTGACTCTCATGACTCGAGAGGAGGCCGAGGAGCAGGCTCAGAAGGCTCGAGACTGCGGTCGCTACGAGTACGTCGAGCTTCTGGAGTGCGTGAGGCTGAACGCTTGGATCGCTGAACAGGAGAGGAAGAAGGAAGAGGAAGCTCGGCTCGACGCCGAGGAGGTGACCACATGATGACCTTGAGTTTCCACACGGACGACAAGCCGATCCAAGCGTTCAGCCTCACGCACTCCAGAAGCTCGACGTACTCGTAGCGACCGCAGTCTCGAGCCTTCTGAGCCTGCTCCTCGGCCTCCTCTC